GTCGAACCTTGCCTTCTTCATAAATCAGGTTAATGCCTGTCTCTGGGACGTGCATGGTCTCTTCTCTCGACTCGCGAATAGCGCTTTCAATCGGAGATTCTCCTTCTTCAACGTGACCACCGGGAAAGCCCCAGGTATCATCCTTGGTTCTTTTCATCCAGAGAATCCTTTCGCCGTCCGTGTAGACGATAAAAGCCACAATTTCAGAATCTGGCTCTTCCTTGAGGTCTCGTTTGTGTGATTGGATCTCTTCTTCAGTCAATTTCTCATCAACACCGTGAGATTTACGAGCATTGCTATAGGCAATTGCGACTGCCTGATTTTGCGGATATCCGCTCTTAACCAGCTCAGCAATGTTCGAGCTGATCGTCTCTTTTGAATAACCTTCTTTGAGGGGCATTAGATGATCCTCCCTGTCTGGAAAGGAATGTTCGTAACATTCAACAAAACGGTAGCTTCACGAGTGTTGCCCTCGTTAGTATCGAACAATGGCCGAATGGTATAGATTTGATTGGTTGAGCCAGTTGGAACTACACCTTCAGAAATCTGGACAGATATGACTTTCCCGGCAAGTGCAGTGACTCCATCAGAAAATGTGACTGGAACTGTGTTTACGGCTGGAGCTGCAAAAACAAGCCCAGATTGATCTGCTGTTATTCCTAGAATTGAGGTAATAATCTCGCCAGCATCTAGCATATTGGTGCAGTCAATGTCATACCAGATTGCCTCACTGGTCCGCTTTTCAAGAATGTAAGTGTTACTCATTCGGTCTCCAATAATTCAATCTGGGAGGCATTTCCCAATAGTCTGGTCTGGAAAGTATGCAACCGCACCAATAATCCGGTCTTGGGACAAGATGCCACACTTTTTCCGATTTGTTGAAGATCGGAGCGCAAGTGTAGATATCAACGACATTGCCACTTTCAACCACCACAACCACAACATAGACTGATTCATCCTGAGCATCTATGGCGTGACCAAATTCATCAATTTGAACCGCTGCCGTAAGTAGCTGAGACTGTATGTCTATTGCATTGGCTTCTTCAGCTACTATAACCGAAGAAATCATGTTTTGAGGATAAAAATCGGCCATTTGGCTAGATTCCACCTGCTGAACGAATGCGGTCATTTGCTCGGATATTGAATCTTTGGCAAATCCAGATTCAGAAATGGCCAGTAAAGCCGTGAGCAATTCTGAGAACTGATCGCTTGCTTTGTTCGTTTCAGTCACGGTTACGAAAGCCGTCACGTTTTCAGTGACAACATCCTTCAGTGATCCAGCCTCAACAATGAATACTGGGGCTGTCATGTTTTCTGAAACCACATCTGAAGCTCTAGCTGATTCAGATACGCTATTAGGCGCGGTCATCTGTTCTGAAGTTGAGTCAGAAGACGAGGCTTGTGCCGACTCTGAAATGGTTACTCCATCGACGGCATTCTCTGACACCACATCAACAGCCTTTACTACTTCCAATAGGCTTATAGGAGCGGTCATAGCCTCATTAGCAGAGTCAGACAAAAGAGCGGATTCCACAACAGCGTTCGGAGCCGTCATATTTTCAGACGTTGAATCTTTTGCGTTTATTGCATCAGCAAGCGAAAGCGGAGAGGTCATTTGTTCAGAAACAGAATCAACCGCTTGTCCAGAATCGGTTGCAGAAACCGGAACACTTACCGAAACGCTTTCTCTTTCTGCGCTAAGTGTCTGTTCCGAAATGGAAATAGGAGCTGTCATGTTTTCTGATACCGAATCAGAAGAAATAGCAGCCTCAGAGACGTTTACTGCATCCGTTGAATTCTGTGATACCAAATCAGTTGAAACCGTGACTTCAGTCAGTGAGACGGCATCAGTGCTATTTTGAGAAACAGAATCAGATATTGCTGCACTTTCCAACACTGACTGAGGAGCAGCCATTGATTCTGATTGGCTGTCATTTAGGCTTTCAAATTCCAAAATTGAAATTGGCGCGGTCATATTCTCTGATGCTGCATCATTGGCAGCAGCAGATTCAATTATGGATAATGCAGAGTTCGTATTTTGAGAAGCTGAATCATTTATCTGTGCATTTTCTAGGGAATAAACAGCATCAACAGAATTTTGAGAGGTACTATCGTTTGATGTAACGGAATCAGCAACATTCGCAATGAAATATACCTTTTGGGAAGGATTCCCGCTTATTGAGTTGTAGGAGAATGGAGCAATCCCGAGCATTTATAATGCCTTTAAACCGTGGATGATTCTGCATTTGCCGGAATCTGAGCTACTCCATCAATGTATACAATGGGGGGAACATGATTGTTCCAAGCATCAAGAGCGGACTGAAAAGGAGAAAAATCGGTGAAGGATTCATTGGGAGCTTTAGTGAATTTGTCTCCATCAAAGATTTCCTTGTATTCGATGATTCCTGCAGTCCCATACCATTGAACCGCATGAATCGAAGAATCAATGCTGAAGGTTAGATTGTTATAGCCAACACCATTTACATACACGCTCTGGTCATCTGCAATGATGGCAATCTTGCTAGTTGAATCAGCCACTTAATAGCCTCCCATTTTGGTGAATAGTAGCAAGCAGCACTTGTTGGCTAGATTCATTTGATTTAACCATTTCATTTCTAAATGACTCAACTGCTGCCCCGGTTTGTCGTTGCATCTGGCTATTTTCAATTAAAAGGACCGGAATCCATGAAATAGCACAATCCCATTCATCGACAGGTTCCCCTGTGTTTGGATTTTGTCCCCTGAGTTTTACAAAAAAATTGCACTCTAGTTTTTTGCATTCGCCTTGAACAAAAGGGCAAAAATTTCCTTTTTCGATTTTCATGTTTTCCTTTAATTTTTGGTTGCAATAATCACATCAACATAAGAAACAGCAAGGTTAATTGATGAGGCCGTAAGGGTGTGGCTGTGTGATGTACCGCCTCCAGTGTTCGTCGTTGAGATGCCTGTGTAAGCGCCACCCGTTGATCCACTTGCAGTAACCGATGACTGTCCATTTGACCCATTGACTACTTGCTGTCCAGTAAACTGCACGGCTGAATGTCCATGGCTCGGATCTGAAATCCCGTGGTTATGTGCTGGGATCTGCGAGGAAGATAGGGTTGTGCCATCCGTTGAGCCCGTCACGGCTTGAGAAGCAAAAGCCGTAGTGAATGCTACTGAACCGCCCGATCCAGCCGTTCCGCTCACTACGCGCAATGCAACGTTGTTGTAAGTTGTAACTTTTGTCCATCCAGTCGGAGCAGCGGTCTGCTGGAAAGTCATAGCCGTTCCAGATGGCAAACATGCCCATGCGACAGATGATGGGATCGTGCCTATCAGATTTCCCGCCGTTAAAGATGTGAGATTAGCCCCAGATACTGCGCCAAATAATCCACTCCAAGTTCCAGAAGTGACAGTTCCGGTTGTCGTAAGGCTTGATGACCCCGCAAGAGGAGAAGCCCCGAGCGTATTGTAAGAAATCGTCTGGGCTGCTGAACCGTTATAGGTTGTTCCTGAAGCTGCACCCGCACCGACATTGTTGAAAGTAACGGCATTCGTTACGGACCCTGCTGATCCAGTGGTATTTTGGTTCAGGGTTGGGATATCGGCAGAAACAATGGCCCGGAAAGTTGGAGCGCCTGTCGAGCCATTTGGAGCAGCTAGGAAATAGTTCGCGGTTTTAGATGCGTATGGATTGATCGAATCACCATAAGCCGTGGCAAGAGTCCATGACACTGCAGCTGATCCATTAAAGCTTGATCCACTTAATCCCGTTCCTGCTGAATGCGAGTTAGCAACGCTCCCAGCTTGTCCCGTAGTGTTTTGGTTAAACGTTGGCCAAGTAAACGTGCCAGTACTGAAATTTCCCGATTGTGGCGTTCCAAGAATTGGGGTTACTAAAGTTGGGCTTGTGGTCAGAGCAAAGTTTCCTGAACCTGATACTGCATTTCCAAGAGCCGTTTGGACTCCTGCTCCAAGCGCCGTTAAACCAGTCCCACCATAAGCCGTTCCTATTGTGGACCCATTCCATGCTCCAGCGTAAATAGCCCCAGCATTGTTAATGGCAAAAGCCTTAGTGCCCCCCGAATATGTCCAAATGTCAATCAAGTCGGCAATTTGGGAGGAACTGTACCCATAAAGCTGAAGCACATTCGATGATGTGCTGAATGCGGTGAAAGATACGGGGCTAATGATGTTCGATCCCAGCGTGTAGACGTTTCGGACAGAGGCAAAAATAATCCCCGTTGAGGAACCGCCTACAACCACGAATCCTGCACGAACCGCATAGAACGGGCTTGCCGGTTGAATCGTAGTCAATGCGCCAGCCGTGGTTGGGGACAGGTAAAGAGTCTGCCCCGCAGTCATGCCTGTAGTGTTGTAGCTGAAAATTTCCCCAAGGATGACAACAATGCCGGTCGATCCATTGGCAATGGATTGCCCCGTAATGCCGACCATGTTTGCGGTTGACTGTGATGTAGCGATAGCAGGGGTGATGTAAGGATAATTACCGCTGCTTCCACCGCTCAAGTAGACAGCCGTTCCTGCTGGAATAGTTGAGCCTGTGTTGTTGTAGCAAACTTGATCGACTTGCTGCCCTATATTGATCTCATAGCCGGTAGCATTGTAATAAGACAAGCTGTCTTTGGTTTGGTCATACCAGACCAATCCGGTTGCAGCGGTTGGATTCGATGATTGAGGGCTAAATGTTAAATAAGGGTTTCCCCCGGCATCAACATATCCAGAGGCATCCAAATTGACAGATTTCCCTGCAGGATAGTCCACCCATACGTT